TGAGCGATTCGCTGATAACTGTAGTTTCATTTTCACATGTAATTATCTTAATAGAATTATCGATCCTATTCATTCTCGATGTTCGGTGGTTGAATTTAAGGTAGATAAAAAAGAATCTCCTAAGATAGCGCAACAGTTATTAGAGAGAATCACAACAATTCTTAATGAGAATAAGGTTGAGTTTAACGAAAAGGTTGTTGTTGAACTCATTATGAAGTATTATCCTGATTTTAGAAGAACATTAAATGAATTACAGCGTTATAGTAGTAGTGGACAGATTGATAGTGGAATCCTCAGTTTGCTCTCAGATAGCGATTTTAATGCGCTTATTAACGCGTTAAAAGAAAAGAACTTCACAAAGGTACGTAAATGGGTGGTTGACACAAGTCATACAGATGCTAGGACAGTATATAGAAAATTATATGATAATTTACATGAGCATTTGACACCTAATACATTACCACCCGTAATACTCTTATTAGCTGATTATCAATATAAGAGTGCATTCGCGGCCGATCAAGACATAAATCTTACAGCATGTTTAATTGAAATCATGGTAGAAGGACAATGGCAATGAACCCCTTTGACTTTGTAAATGATATTAATTACAAGAAGAAAGATTTATTGAAAGACGATATAGATAATCAATTAGAAAGTCAATATAAACCGTTTCTCGTTAATCGATCTTTAAGTTTTAACTTCGATACGATTCTCCAAGCTAATGAGATGAATATTAGAACTTATCTGGATAGCAAGCTTCAATACCACTATTTGCTAAATATTATCAGACCCAAGAATAGATTTGGTCGATGGCTCAAAGCTGAAAAGTACGAAGCCATAGATCTTATCGTTGAACATTATGGATACAGCCTTCAGAAAGCGCGAGAGGTTGTTGATATCTTCAGTGATGAGGATCTGAATAATCTTAGGCAAGAATTATTTACAGGTGGATTGAAGGAGAACAATGAGTGTAGAGATAGAATCTCTAGTCGAAATCAAGTTGAAACAGCCCGATGATTTTTTAAAGGTAAAGGAAACACTAACTAGAATAGGTGTGGCTTCTAAGAAGGATAAGATATTATATCAATCTTGTCATATACTTCATAAACAAGCCAGATATTACATCGTTCATTTTAAAGAATTGTTTATGTTAGATGGAAAACCATCTAATTTTTCGGATAATGATGCCGCAAGGCGTAATACAATAGTCAATTTATTAGCCGAATGGGATCTGGTTCAGAAAGTTGATAGTGAAAAAATTAATGATGATAACGTAGTTCCAATTAATCAATTAAAGATTATATCTTTCAAAAAGAAAGATGAATGGGATTTAGTTGCGAAATATAATATAGGTAATAAAAAACATGACGACATTAAGTTTGAAAGCCCATAAATTATATCCAGACGTAAAGCTTCCAGTATTTTCCACAAAAGGTTCAGCATGTTTTGATATACATGCATATTATACACCGGAAATAGGATGTAGGTTTTGGAATGATAATAGAAAAGATTTTATTGAAAGACACGATAAAAATATAACAATACATCCTTTTCAAAGAGTCTTAGTGCCGACAGGAATTATTTTAGATATACCACCTGGACATTCAGTAAGAATACATCCAAGATCCGGAACAGCGATTAAACAAGGAATGAGTTTTATTAATTGCGAAGGAGTGATAGATTCTGATTATGTTGAACCATTATTCATTCCCGTGGTTAATTTATCAGATGTTCAGTCGATCGTTATAAATAATGGTGATAGGATCGCACAAGGAGAACTTGTGAGAGATTTACATTATAATATAGAAGAAATTAAGTCTCCGCCTAAACAGAAAACCAGCCGTGATGGTGGTTTTGGAAGTACAGGCAAATGAGACGTAAAGTAGTAGGGCACAGTTTTGACTTAGAAGTTTTTGAAGAAGTTATAACTGATCCTGAAACCGGCACTACAGAGTTTGACGAATGTGGAACATATAGTGCCAACTCCATAATACACTTATTATGGATTGTGTTCAAACATAGATTTGAACATTTTATAGCAGGAGAAGGTTGGAGAGACTAATCTTCTCTTAATACAACATTGAGAATTGCTTGCGTAAGGGTTCTCGATGATCTTATTAACGTCTTTGCTTAAAGAAGGAGGACATATGTTAACAACTAACGCACTTTCCATGTTTCCCACCCATAAACAGTTAGAACAAGCATTAGGTCGATCAGTAGGTTTTGATAATCTATTTGATAGATTCATTGAGTGTAGTAACACTATTCCTAATTCAGGATACCCACCTTATAATCTTAAAAAGGATGGTGAGGATTATACTCTTGAAGTTGCTGTTGCGGGATTATCCGAAAAGGACCTTTCGGTAAATGTTGAAGATGGAACGTTGACTATTTCAAGTCAAACGGAAAAATCTGAAGAAGAATTTCTTCATCAGGGAATCGCCAGACGCTCTTTTAAGAGGTCCTGGACTCTTGCTGATGATATGGTAGTTAAAGCCGCTAAATTAGATAGTGGAATGCTAACCATTGCCTTAGAACGAATTGTTCCTGAGGAAAAGAAATCAAAGCAGATCCCTATTGTTACGAAGTAATATCGTAAATCCAAAAGAGGGTGCGTTATAAATATGCATATAGAATTATGTTTAACAAACCCTCTTTTATAGTTGACATTTCAGTTGTTTTCAACTATAATTATACAATAGGAATTTACAATGAGCGCAATAAAGTTATTAAATACGGATGAAGATATTAGAGTCGCACCTAACTTTACTCTTCCTGAACTTGTGAAAAGTTCAACAGCAGAAAGAATGGGAATATCAAATATGCCCGATTCTGCACAGATTTTAGTTAACCTCGTAAATGTTGCAAATCATATTTTACAACCGGCAAGAGATGAATTCGGACCACTGCGTGTGAATAGTGGCTATAGAGGGCTTGCTTTGAATAAGGCAGTTGGTGGATCTAAGACAAGTCAACATTGTTTTGGTGAAGCAGCTGACTTTGAAAGTTCCAGGATAGGTAATTATAAATTAGCATGCTGGGTTAGAGACAATTTAGATTTTGATCAACTAATTTTAGAATTTTATACTCAAGGCGAACCTAGTAGCGGTTGGGTACATTGCTCTTATAAAACAAATGGCCAGAATCGCAAAAAGATTAATACTGCTTTGAGAATTAAAGGAAAAACTGTTTACAAGCCAGGATTAATTCAATGAACAGATTATTAATACTTCCTCTTTTAATATATCTTCAATTTCTTTATCTGATTGGAGCATATAGGGGTAGGAGCAAGATTGATGATCAGATATTATGGACACGAAAGAAATTAGAATCTTACGGGCACAAACTAGACTACAGTAAAATCGACTACTTCCAAAAATGAAATTTTATACAAATGTACACCAAGTCGGTGATCATGTTTTAGTGAGAGGATATGAAAATGGTCAACGTTTCGATGATCGTATTGAATATCATCCCACAGTATATATCCCCACTCAAGAAAAATCAAAGTTTAAAACTATTGATGGTAAAACATTAGCACCTATCAAACCAGGCACAATAAAAGAAACAAGAGACTTTATTCGTAAGTATGATGGGGTAGAAAATTTCCAAATTTACGGAATGACTGCTTGGAGATATAGTTATATTTACGATGAGTTCCCTAAGGATAGGGGAATTGATTATGACTTTTCACAATTAATAGTTGCTAGTATTGACATAGAGGTTGCCTCAGAACATGGATTTCCAGATCCAATACCCGCTTCTGAAGAGATACAAGCAATAACTGTTGGAGCAAAAGGAAAATATTACGTGTTTGGATGTGGTGAATACAATAATACAAACCCCGCTGTTGAATATTTTCATTGTGCAGATGAGAATCATTTGATTGAAGAGTTTCTTTCATTTTGGGAAAAGTTAGCACCAGACATTGTTACGGGATGGAATATTCAGGGATTTGATATACCATATTTGGTTAATAGAACTAGTAGATTATTTGATAAAAAGACTGTTAAAAGATTATCGCCTTGGAGAATGGTTAATGAACGATCAACAACTTTTAGAGGTAGAGAAACAATCTTTCATGATCTTATTGGAATATCTGTAATTGATTATATAGATGTATACAGAAGGAATTCACCACCATCAGAAAGCTATAGATTAGATTATATTGCTTCCGTTGAATTAGGTGAAAGGAAATTGTCTTTCGAAGAATATGGAAACCTTCATACATTGTATAAAGAGAATTATCAATTGTTTATCGATTATAATATTAAAGATACTCAGTTAGTAGAACGATTAGAAGAAAAGAAAAAATTAATAGAGATGGTGGTTGCACTGGCTTATGAAGCAAAGGTTAACTATCAAGATACATTTGGAATGGTTATGATGTGGGAAGTGATTCTTGCAAATGATCTAATGAATAGAAATATAATAGTACCACCTAAAAAAGATAATACAAAAAATGCGGCTTACACCGGCGCGTATGTAAAAGAGGTTCAAGCAGGCTTACATAATTGGGTTGTTAGTTTCGATTTAAATAGTCTATATCCTCATTTAATCATGCAATACAATGTTAGTCCTGATACTATTTTAACAGGTGTTACAGAGCCATGTCGAGTCGATTCTTTATTGCATAAGGAAATAGATTTAAACAAATATTATGATAAAGATATTATCATCGCTCCTAATGGACAAGGATTCAGAAAAGATGTACAAGGATTCTTGCCTAGAATAATGCAAGAGAAGTATGATAATCGCGTCATCTTTAAAAAGAAGATGATTGAGGCTAAGAAGAAATTAGAGAAAGCGACTGATCCAGATGAAATAGAAAAATTAAAAAAAGAAGCAGATTCCTTTGGCAATAAACAAACAGCTATGAAGTTAATGCTTAATAGTGTTTATGGTGCTTTCGGGAATCCATATTTTAGATTCTTTGATTTGAGAATATCTGAAGCTATTACATTAGGGGGGCAACTCAGTATTCGTTGGGCAGAATCGGTGGTCAATAATTATCTTAATAAAGTTATGGAGACAGAAGAAGAAGATTATGTACTCGCATCGGATACTGATTCCCTCTATATTACTTTAGGGAAGTTAGTAGAAAAAGTATTTCCGGAAAATCCAGATCCCACAAAAGTTATTAATTTTCTAGATAAGGTATGTGAAGTGAAGCTCCAAGGAGTGATTGATAATGGATATGCGGATCTCGCAAATTATACAAATGCTTTTGATCAGAAGATGTTTATGAAAAGAGAATGTCTAGCTGA